CCGTTCCGCTTCATTCGTGTAATGATATTTGCGGAGAAACCTGCCTGCTCTATCAGCTGGGCATTGGTCATGTCTCTCTCAATCAAAAGATGAAATAACTTTTTATAGCTCACAGCCATATTTCTGTCCTCCATACATCAGTATCATCATATTCAAATTGATTATATCACAAAAAAATGAATTTTTCAATATCTTTAGAAATGCACTCGCATTATTTCTTCCAAATATACTGTATCCGCACTCTGCCGGAGCACAATCAATGTGCTTCGGCTTTTTTTATATTGTAAAAAATGCTTTGACAAACCGTTTCAGTTTCTCCCTGACGAATTATAATTTTTTTTCAAATTCTCTGTTCAAATCGCCATCTCACCTCCATTGGGTAGTGGAAGAAAAACAAAAGGAGGCACATATAATGCAAGTTCAATTAAAAAAAATACCGCAGTATCTAAAAGAAAACGGTCAGTTCTGCAACTGGCGATACGAACAGCGTGACGGAAAGCAAACTAAGGTACCATATATGCCCGGCACTACAAGAAGAGCCAGCGTGAGCGACCCGACCACATTCTTAGCCTTTGATACTGCGGCATCCGCAACAGGTTATGACGGCATCGGTATCCGTGTCTGCGGTGGCATCGTGGGCATCGATCTCGACCACTGCATGGAGGATGGCAAGTTGCTCCCATGGGTGCAGACCATCATTGACCTCTTCAATATGACATATATCGAGATCAGTCCATCCGGCACAGGTATCCGTATCTTCTGTCTGCTACCGAGCGACTTTTCCTATGACACCCGGACATACTATATCAAAAAGGGAAACATCGAGGTATACATTCCCGGCTACACCAACCGATTTCTCACCATCACCGGCAACGCACTCTCCAATGCCGATGTAACAGAAACGGCAGAAGCCCTCGTATGGCTACTTGACACCTATATGCGCCGCCCGACACCCAACTCCGCCGCTTCCGTTCCCGGTGAAAGCTACCTCGATGATGATGCCGTGATTGCCAAAGCATCTACCGCCCGAAACGGTGAAAAGTTCAAGCGGCTTTGGAACGGGGACATAGGTGGGTACAAAAGTAGGAGCGAAGCGGATGCCGCCCTCCTCTCCATCCTTGCTTTCTGGTGCAGCGGTGACAAGGCGCAGATGAGCAGGCTGTTCCGGCAGTCCGGATTGATGCGTGAGAAATGGGATAGCCTCCGTGGGGCCGATACCTACGGCAATATCTCTATCGAAAAGGCGGTGTCCCGTATGACCGATTATTACAAACCCATTATCCCACGCTCCGCCGCCGAGGATTTCGGTGCGGATCGGCTGAAAGAACTGAATCCTATGGACTCCTCCAAATACCCCTGGAACGACATCGGTGCCGGACACATCTTCGCGGATTTCTTCCAAGACCGACTGCGCTATGTTCCGGAGCGGAAGATGTGGTTTTACTACGATGACGGCGTATGGCAGCCGGACACAGGGAATCTTCGAGCAATGAAATACTGCATGGAACTGGCAGATCTCATGTACACCTTTGCCCTTGAAATAAGGGACGAGGATAAGCGCAAGTCCTATATGAAATATGCCGGCAAGTGGCAGAGCCACACCAACCGTGTCAACATCCTCAAGGATGCGCAGGTATACCATCCCATTCCATACGGCAGTTTCGATGCCGATATCTACATCTTTAATTGCAAGAACGGCACTCTGCATATTGACACCGGGGATTTTACCGAACACCGCAGTACAGATCTACTTACCAAGAAAAGCCCTGTTGTGTATGACCCTACCGCATACTCACAACGATTTGCTATCTATATTGATGAAATCATGAGCGGAGATACCGAAAGAGCCAAATTTCTGCAGAAGATACTCGGCTACGGTCTTACCGGAGATACCCGCCACGAGTGCATGACCATCCTGTATGGCGTGACAACACGCAACGGCAAAGGCACTCTCTGTGAGAGCGTACTGAAGGTGCTTGGGGATTACGGATGTGCCTCTCGCCCGGAAACCATTGCCATGAAAAGTTACACCAACGGCTCACAGCCGAATGAGGATGTGGCCCGTCTTGCCGGTGTCCGCTTCGTGAATATCCCGGAACCGGGAAAAGGCATGGTGTTGGATGCCGCAAAAGTCAAGGCTATGACCGGCAACGATACTCTCAATGCCCGATATCTCCACGAGAACAGCTTCGACTTCCAACCGCAGTTCAAAATCTATGTGAACACAAACTTTCTGCCGGTCATCAACGATATGACCTTGTTCTCCAGTGACCGTATCATCATTATTCCCTTCAACAGGCACTTTGACGAGCATTCCCGTGATACCACGCTGAAACGACGCTTTGCCGAGGGCTGTGTCCAAAGTGCTATTCTCAACTGGTTGCTGGAGGGATACCGCTTGCTGCAGAGTGAGGGGCTATACCTTCCGAAATCTGTGAAAGACGCTACCGACCGCTATCAGCATGACAGCGACAAGATGGCACTGTTCTTTGAGGACAACCTTGTGGCAGATGAGGGTGCCGAGGAACTGACCTCCACGGTCTATGCTCGGTATAAAGGGTGGTGCCAAGAGAACGGCAGCTACCCGGAGGGCATGAAAAACTTTAAGCAGGGACTGCAGGCTTTTGCACAGGTAGTCCGCAAGCGTCCCAAGCACGGCGGCGAGAAAACCACAATGCTCATTGGTTATCGGCTTATTTCCGAGTTCGATACTCCGCCGCTGGCATAATTACAAGGTATGGGGCAATGTGGCAGATGATTATATATTTTCTCTATAGAAAAACAAATCTTGAAATCAACCATAATTACCTGCCACATTGCCCCATGTGAGAAAGAAGGTGACAACCATGGTTTCCATACGCAGCCCCTGTGACAGATACCCGGTAGGGGGAATAAAATCTCTGTGACCTTTTCGGTCGTGCAGCGGCGTGGGGTAACGCATAAAAAAACAGCGAAATCAAAAGGGTAATTAACCCAAATCAAAAATAGGAGGAATTTACATGAAATTCAGATTTACTTACGACAAAAAACCGAAGTTATCCGTCAGAGATAAGGCGGCATTCTCCCACGGAGATTACGAGTGCCGTTTTCTAATGCAAACCATGAACGGACAGCCTGTGGCGATTCTGCAGAGAAACGACCCGGATTGCGATATCTGGAAAGTACAGTACGGCTTCTCCTGCGTGTTCTTCGGTACTTACGCAGAAGCCATGGAATACTGTCGCGAACGATTCTGTGATTTATCCGGCAAGCGGCTGTCCCGCTGACGGAGGTAGACATGGAGCAGATCCGATATCATCCACTCATCGACTGCGATGTTGACGGCATAGAAAAAGTTCCGTTGTTCTTTGGCACCGATGAAAAGACTGTGGCGAAAACCCACGACTTTTATCTCGAAGAAACGGTGCCGAAGTATTATCGGCTTGTTGCCGTAGTGCCGCAAAGCCACCGAACGTACAAAATTCACTGTCCGATGTGTGGCAGCATCATGAGCGCTGTCAGCAAACCCATTAACGAACACAAGCTTAGTATTTTCACTTGCCCGAAATGCAAGTGACACAAAAGGAGGAAAATTACAATGGCAGTTTATCCGCTTAATACCTACAAGAATGGCTTCATCCTTTATCCGCAAAAATCGTCATATTCGGAAGAATACGCCGAGAGAATGTGCAGATGGTATCTCACTGACCATATTGTCAAAGACGAGCATGGCAAGCTCTTCTCGCGCTATCGTCTGCATTCCAACAAGCCTCGCACTTTCACAGACTATATGGCATACGACATCATTTGCCCCGTATGTCATCAACGTATGCAGCCCATTCAGGAAGCCATCAGCTATCACGACCTGGCACTCTACGCTTGCCGTAAATGTGACAACGAATAAGGAGGACACACAATGACCTATAACGAAATGATACCTTACCTGGAACACAGCGACTACGACATCAATTTCTGGAACGCCATGCGTGGCAAAACCGAAAACTATGACCTCATGAATAAAGGTCTTGTAACCAGCAACGGCACCTACGCCATGGCACCTCGCTCCAATGACAAGTGTCAGAACGCCATCAATGCAGAAAGCCTGTTCCGCCAGATTTGCACGGTCATCAAGGCATACGGTTCCGGCTATCGGATTTTTGCCAAGGACTGCGATGACCTGGCGGTATGGGTGCCTGAAGGTAACGATATTCCCATTTACGACTCCATCAACGACTTTACCCAAAAGCCGGTGGACAGCCACAAGTTGACTGTGTTCGTCAAGACTGATGAGGATTTCATCTATGATGCCGCTTTTGACATGGAGAACTATCTTATCCGCCGCTTGGGCAAAAACTTCGGTCGAGCCGAGGATGATGCGTTCATAAACGGTACAGGTCTCAATATGCCAACAGGTATCCTGGCGGAGGAAAACGGTGCTGACGTCGGTGTGACCGATGCGAAACTTACTTATGAGGATGTGGTCAAGCTGTACTTCTCCGTAAAGCCGGAATACCGCCGAAAGGGTGTGTGGCTCATGAATGATGAAACGGCACTAACCTTGCGCACCCTCAAGGACAGCGGCGGTAACTACATCTGGAATCACGCCAACGATACCATTTTCGGTCAGAAGGTCTTGATTTCCGAATTCATGCCCAATGCTGACGCCGGTGCAAAACCCATCGCCTTCGGTGACTTTAGCTACTATTGGCTAGTGCTTCGCCGTCCTGTCAGCGTCCGCACCATTCAGGAAAAATTCGTGCTGACGGATCAGATCGGTCACCTTGCCGTTGAATTTCTGGACGGTAAGCTCATCCGTTCCGAAGCCGTAAAGGTCATGCAGATGACCGAGTAATCACACTGGACAAGCCTGCGGTGGTGTGATACTGCCGCAGGTTACTGTCCCGCCGATAGAAAGGTGGACATCATGCAAACAGAAACCAAGACCCGTATCACCGAAAAGTCTATCGGTGGGACGGTATATGTTGTGGAGTCGCTGCAATCCCCAGATGCTACGGAAACAGCCCACACCAAGATAAGACGGCTCATTTTGAGCAACTCCGGTAACTCAAAAAAGTTATCAGAAATAACACAATTACATGGCGAAATACACTCGACTTGTGCCTGAAAGTACGGTAATATGCTACTACCCCGTAGAGGGAGACCACTATTTGAAGGCTGTCGGAAAGGAGTACAAATATGAGCAGACAGCTGAATATTGCAACTCTTGACGCCCGCATCACAGCCCTCTATTGCAGATTGTCCCGTGATGACGAGCTTCAGGGTGACAGCAACAGTATCAAGAATCAGAAACTCATTTTACAGAAATACGCAGATGACAATGGTTTGCGCAATACCCGTTTCTTCGTGGATGATGGGTACAGCGGCACCAACTTTGACCGCCCGGACTTCCAACGGATGATTGCTGAGATAGACGCAGGTCGCATCGGAACGGTCATTGTAAAGGACATGAGTCGATTAGGCCGTGATTACTTGAAGGTCGGCTTCTACACCGAGGTGGCATTTCCAGAGGCGGATGTTCGCTTCATCGCTATCAACAATGGTGTTGACAGCGCCAATCAGCAGGAAAGCGATTTGACCCCATTCATAAACATTTTCAACGAGTTCTATGCCAAGGACACCAGCAAAAAAATCCGTGCGGTGTTTCAGGCAAAGGGCCAGTCCGGTAAGCCACTCTGCACCAATCCGCCATACGGCTACAAGAAAGACCCGGATGACAAGACTCGCTGGATTGTGGATGACGAGGCTGCTGCGGTGGTCAAGGAAATCTTCCACCTTTGTATGTCCGGCTATGGCCCAACACAGATTGCCAAGGAACTGCGCAAGCGCCGCATAGAGACCCCGGCAGAATACGGCAAGCGAGTGGGTGTAAATGTTCCATCCGCCAAGTTGCGAGAGAACGATGACCCTTGCCGCTGGACAACCTCCACGGTAGTCCACATTCTGGAGCGCAGAGAGTACACCGGGTGTG